AACATTCTGGATTCAATAAAAGCCACTGCTTGATCGTCTATCGAGTTATCTGTCTGCTTGGCTATAGCTTTTAAAAGATCTACTATTAGTCTTTTCATTGCTTTTGATTTTATAAAGACTAAAAGAATAGGTTTTAGAATTTTTACCATCGTTTTTATGTGTTACTTCCCAAACATAGCTAAATTGCTAATATATAACAAGAGATATTGCTTTTTATGGCTGACGATAAGAAAAATGTTCTCCAAAAACTAAAAGATGGATTAGATGATAAAGAAGAACAACTTGCGATTATAAGTCTTTTTGTCAGATTGGGTGTTGTTGTTTGGAGTGGATTTATTGTGACTCTTAACTACATATCAATTCCTGGTTACAGTTCAGAACCCAAAGACATCACGTTTCCTGCTTCGCTTTTAACGGGAGCACTCGCAACATTCGGTTTGGAAGGATCAAAGAAAAGTAGTAAGAAAGACGATAAAGTTGCAATGGGAGAGGGTATGATTCAAACTATAAGGGTAGTGACTCCAATTAAAATCGAGGGAGCAGAAGTAATCGACCCTAAACCTAAAAAATGAAAAGACTAATCCCATTTTTATTTCTCGTATCCGCACCAGCTTATGCGGACATGAATCACTCCATATCATCTAGTGTAAAGTTTGAATCGCTTTCGGCAGCTAGTACTGCTGATAAGATTGGTACGTCTTACAGCATAAGCGGAAATAATATAACAACTGTTGATTCAAACTCAGCAGCTACAGTAGGTGGATTCGGTTCTGTTACAAATGGCGTACCAGCAGTCACTTTCCCTTCTGCTACGCAAGCGACTAGTGGCGAAGCCTTCAGTTTCTCTACAAGTTTTTTAGAAGGAGATGCCACACCAGGTAGTGCAGTTACAGTTGGAACAGTTCCAAATTTCAGTGATTTGACTTCAACTTCTGCTGGAAGTGTAGGAACAGCAGCAGTAGCAATAGATAACCACACTATTACGATGACACCAGGAACAGGAACGGGTATCGTGATGACAGGTCAGTTTGTCGTTGATCTTACTATCGAATGAGGAGGCTACTACTTCTTGGTTTTGTTATATCTACTCCTTGTTACGCTGTACCAGTTATTCCAAATTTTACTCAAGGGTCGAGTACATCACGAACAGAAACTTCCACAATTATTACAGAATCTATACGAACAACAGAATATAATAGTGGGTTTTTGTACTCGGTTACAGGATCAGGAATACAGCATGACGGATCTTCTATATCTCCAGCTTCTACCTCAGTTAGCGAAACAATAAACGGAACTACTCATACATGGCAGGGATTAAACTTAGATCAAAGACCAAACTGGACACAAACAAATCAGGGAGATGCTTTTCAATTTACAGAAGTTTATCAAGCACCTGGAATGGAATCCGTAACAGATATAACCCGAACCATAGAAAGCACAAGCGTCACAGATACCACAACTATCTTCTCGCAATAAGTCTTATAAGCAATCCTGTATTTGCTAATGTTTCAAACACAAGTGCACCCGTAGCTCAATCCTCATCTTCAGTATCTAACTTTGCAACTCAAGTATTAGGTGGCCCGATGGTAGAGAATCAATATGGAAACGGTATAGTTTGTTCGGGTCCACAGATGGGATTCAGCCCGTTTGTCACTACAACATTCAACCAAAGACGACCTCAAGACTATATTTATCACACTCCTGTTTATGATCCAACAGATGCAGATAACGATGGAACGCCCGATAATCCAGGTAATATACTTTATTATCAAGAAAACTATAGTGGCAACAAAGATTCTTTAGGACTTAACTTTGGATTCGCATTTACATTTAATATTCCGTTAGATAAAAGATTTCAAAATTCTTGTCTCGATGCAGCTAATACACAAATAAAATTACAAAAACAAGAATTAAATGCAAAAATGCTTAACTATGAAATTGCTAGACTAAAAAATTGCGGAGAATTGATGTTAGCTGGAATTTATTTCGATCCTAAAAGTGAATACGCAAAATTATGTGAAGGAGTCCGTATCGCTCCAAAACCTAATCAAGTTATACCGCACACTCATAAACTTGAAATTGGGCAGTAGGCAAGCACGGTTAGACTTGCCCACCTAGACGCCCTATCCATCGCCATGTCGAATAGGGTAATAATATTATAGAGCAACTGACGCTCTAACAGAGCAAGTTGGGGAGATGTATCAGCTAGTTCCTCGCCTGGTCAATCCACCAGATGTGCACATCGGCAGTCTCAGTTACAACG